GATCGCTTCGTAACACGGTTTCTCCAGTTTCTTCAAATAACGAGCTAGTTCCAGAGTATAACGTGGGCCCCTAGGGTTAATACACCTAGGAGCTTTCTTCAAATCCTGTTTCTCAAACTTGACAAACATCTTCAGAGTGGCATCTCGTGGTGTCAGATCTTCACGCATGAGTGATTCATAAGCTTGTAAGTAGACTTTTCTCTTTGCGCCGGAATACAAACACGCTGTTTCCAGTCGTGAGTAGACTCGGGGTCGAATTACAGAAAAGTTTTCCCTAAAGTTACTAAAACATTCTTGAGTGTAGAATCCATCCATAGGACGGATAGGTGGTAGAAACCTCCCTCCCTTTTGCACTAACAAATACCTCTCTTTCAATGCTCGTTCAGCATTAACGACTGATGCATCATAGACTCCCAGACCATCGCGGTGCACCAACCCACGAAGTCCGTAGAACAACCTTCTCCTCGCACACTTCCCATTCAACCAAACCCGAATGGTCCCCTTAGCGCGCAGCAGTTCACTCTCAGTGACAGTGCTGCGTACCACCACTCCAGCATACTTGACTGGGCACCCCTACGCGAGAGGTTCCATTTCTCGTATGACATCTGGAGGTTCTCCAATTGCATCGAGGACCCAGCGTGGTAGACGACGCCGAGCCAGTTGTTCTTGGTCACATAAATCTACCCGGAAGTATTGTTCCTTGACATAAGACCAATGTAAAGCAATGTAAACTTTGCGAACCTTTCGGTCGCGACAAAGTTTGATATACTCACGCTCAAGCACAAGCTCATTAGCACGAGAACAAGACATCTTACCAAGTTTAGCTCTCAGAGCTACAACAGCGCCTGCGGCGAATCTGCTGTATCTATGTGCAGGGACCTCAGTTTCAATTCGGATATTAGACTCCTCAATCACAAAGGCCTCGATCTCACGATCCATAGCTCTTTGTAGACCCTCAAGTCCATCAACCTCGCCTGAAGTTTCCCTAACACGCTCTAAGATGTTCAACATGTACAGGTTCTCATCAGCAGGACCTTGCGGCCGCTGAACCCACACATTGGAAGAATCATTGATCTCCATGTTGACGCCATGGTGCACTCTAACATGTTCCATAGCAGCTCGTACCGGACATTCATAATTAGAGCTAACAACCATATCCATAAGGACATGCCTCTTAAACTCCGCATTTTTGGCCACAGCTTCCATTGTCAATTCCCAATCTTCACTCCCGCGACAACAACATACTTGGTAAAATCCATACAACCCCAACTTAAACCGCGTAAAACTCTCTGTGATGGACTTACGTAATTCGCCAAGCTCACTCGACTTGACATCCACTCTACGTATTGGAAGCATCCCTCGGTGCGAAAACCGAGTGTAATCTACAATCACAGGGGTCATGAACATCGTCCAGCCTATAGGGAAGCCTAGATGATCAAATTGT